CGCGCACGACCACACCACGGGCAAGGGGGTGAAGGTCCCGGTGGCCGCGCTCAACGTCACTTCCGACGTCTCGTGGTCCAGCGGCGGAACTTCGCACGCCATCACCGACTTGGTGGCGATCGACTTCGCCGCAGTGGCGTCATCCGCGGTCACCGCACTCGCCGGCGCGCTCTGGCTCAATTCGGCTGACAGCAACCTGTACTGGCGCACCCCGGGCGGCAGCAACGTCCAGCTCACGGATGGCGCGGCGCTCAACGTGTCCGCGTTCACCGGAGGGATCGGTGGCGATTACGCGGGGGTCGGAGCACTCGTGATATTCGACGACGCCACCGACAGCTACTGGTTTCAGCAGCAGATTGGCGCGGGGGTGCGCCAGTACGCGCGCATGCGGAACGCCGATGTCGACCTCTACGAGTACAAGGCGAATCCAGCTGCTGGTGTCCCGACCAATCGCGTCCGACTCGCGAGCCCGACTTCGTTGGCCGCGAGCTATCAGGTGACCTTCCCGGCCAGTGTGCCAGGCGCCACCGTGGCGTTGCAGATGGGGAGCACGGGCGTGCTCACGGCGAGCAACGCATTTACCGGTGGGGTGACAATTTCTGGCGGGGCAGCGCTGGACTCGACGAGCTCATTTACGCATGGCCAGGTATGGCCGATGCAGATCCAGGCATCTGCGTTCGCCGCGAGCGCCAACCCAGGATCCGTCGGCACGTATCAGCAGATGACCAGCAACGCCGGGTTTGGCCACGTGGCCAGATCTATTGCGAACTCGGCATCGATCCACGCAAGTCTCACCGGTTTGCGGAGCGGAGACCGTATTGTGCAGGTCAACGTCAACGTGTGCACCGGATCTGGAATCACGACGATTCCGCAAGTCAGCATAACCATCGTCCGGGACAAGACCGGGACGGGCACGCTGAGCGTGATATCCGCTACCATCGCCTCCCCGGGCTCCAACGAAGCCATCGTTACCGCGTCGGGCGCATATACCGTCGCGACAAATGACAACCTGTACCTGGAGGTCCTGGCGTCGGCGACTGCCATCAACCTATTCGTAATCGGGGCGACCGTGTTCGTCGATCACCCATGATGGCGATCGACCCCAAAAATCTAGAGCCCGCACATCCCGAGGCTGCGCTGCAGGTTCCCGTGGATCGCCGCGGCCTGCACCCCGATCACTCCAGCCGGGACGATCGATTTGTGTCGATCGGGGGTGACGAGCCACACCAGAGAATTGATGGCGATCGCCCCAACGAAGTACCCGGCCACCGTGGCCTGATCCGGGTGCGACCCCATCACCGGGTTCTGCTCGAACTGGCCTTTCCACCCCTCTCGTGCTGCGCGCATCGTCTGCCCGGCATCGCATGCGAGCGCGAGCGTGCTCGCAACCAACGCCGCACGGTTGACGTGGATGTTGGCGCATCCGGCCGCCAGGGCGACGAGAACGATGAGTTTGGCCATGCGGCATGTATGCGCCCGCGTATTGACTCGGTCAATGGAGCATTTTGATGCCCCTCGATGGCAAGGCCCCGCTACCCATACAATTCCAGGGTGGCATCGATACGCGGACGGACGCGAAGCAGGTCCCAGTCACCCAACTTCTCGACCTGCAGAACTGCGTGTTTACCAAGCAGACCACGCTCAGCAAGCGGACCGGATATCGCGCCCTCAGCACGCAGGTCCAGAGCGGCGGTGGCGACATCACGAACGCGCGCGGGCTCGCGGAACGCGATGGTGAGGTGCTACTTTTCACCGACAAGCGCTGTTATAGCTATCGGCCGAGCTTCGATCGCTGGGCCGATTCCGGAGAGGTAGCGGCAACCACGGCGACCACCGCGCCGATCGCCAGGACGGGGTCCTACCAGAGCCAGCCGGACATGGCGACGCGTCATGGCGTGAGCGTGGTCGCCTGGGACGACTCGCGCGGCGGTATCCGGTGCTCCGTGCTCGAGACGTCCACCGGTCGCGTGCTGCAGAGCCAGGCCATCCTCGATGGATCGACGTCGGCGCGCAACACGTCCTGCGTGGCCGTGGGAGATGTTCTCCATGTGCTGTGGACTCGAGAGGACCTTGGGCAAATCTTCGTTGCGGTGATCAACCCGTCGACTCCGGCATCGACTCCGGTTGTCCGCGTGCTGACCAGCGACCTGGATGGGACCAACCCTAAGTATGACGTCGAGCCAGCGCCCAATGCGCCATTCGGCGTATTCGATGTGCGACCAGCGGTTATCGCCTGGGCGCGAGCCGGCGGCGGATTCCGGGTCGGCTACATTGCTCCGTTCGGGGCCCTCGGTCCTGCGACCGGGCTTCCATCGGTTGCGACCTTTGCCGATACCATCACCGGTCCGATCGCCGTAACGTATGATGGCAGTGGGCTGTCGATCGCGGTGGTGTGGGTCAATGGGCTCGTGGCTTCAGCCCGGTTCCTGACGCCGGCCTCGTTGGTCGTCAGTTCGCGTCTCGTGGCCGCGCTCGGAGCAAATGCAGGAGCGGCGACCTACCTGCGCATCACCGCGTGCTTCGGGGCGAACGGCTCCGATGGTCTCCCCTTGCTCTACTGGGCGGCCGAGCGGACCGCGACCCGAACCGACCTGGCCGACATCGACAGCGGGGTCGCGCTTCAGAGTCTGACGACGTCGGACGTCAGCTTCACGCGACTCAAGGGACACGGTCTGGTCTCGCGAGCCTGGCACGACGGCTCGACGCTGGCCCCCTCGACGGCGCAGAACGGTGATGTCTACGTGCTCGTCGCGCACACCTCGCGGTTCTTTCCCTACCTAGCCGCGCTGCGGCTCTCTGACGACAGCGGCATCGCGACGCCAGGCAACAGCATCATGGCGCGGCTCCTCCCCGGCACGTGCTCCGGGTCGATCCTGCGCGCTACGGGGTCCGGCACGAGGGCGTTGACGGCGCACCTTCCTTCGGTCATGGCCGTTGACGTCGCCGAGACGGACCTGTTCTCTCGCACACATGCGGTCCCGGTCGGGTATCGCCTGCAGCTGAGCTCGCAACTCGGGGATCAATTTTCCGAGCAAGGAATCAAGCTCGCTACCATCAATTTCGACGTGGCGTACCATACCATCCAGTTCGGGCGGGGGCTCTACCTCGCCAGCTCGGCTCCGATGCATTATGACGGCGCCGACTGGCATGAGGCTGACTTCCATTGCGCACCTGACTACGGATTCGACGCGACCGGGGCATCGGTCGCGCTTACTGGTATCATCACGAGCGGAGGCGCTGGCGCGATTCCGAACGGGACCTACGCCTACGCCTACTGGTACGAGGCGGTCGATGCGCAGGGAGAACTGCACCGCGGCCCCGTGAGCGTCAAGGTGCTGGTTACCGCGAGCGGCGGACCTTCGCAGCTCTCGCATGCAATCCCGACCTGCAGGCTCACCAGGTTCGGTAACGTGCGCATCTGCGTCGCGCGGACCGCGCAAGGGGCAACCGGGTCAGACACCACGCTCCCGCTGTACAGGGTGACCAGCAACGACGTCACGGTGACCACCGGCGCGAATCGCTACGTCAACAATGACCCCACCGTCGACACGGTGACGTTCCTCGACAACCTGACCGATGCGCAGCTTGTCGCGCGCGAGCCGCTCTACACGAACGGCGGAATTTTGAGCAACGCACCCTCGTCGTGGGGCGGCGGCATGCTGGCGGTGAGTAAGGGACGTCTGTTCTGGGATGACTCAAGCGACCCGCTGGTCGTCAATTACTCGCAGCAACGGGCCGATGACACCGCGATCGAAGCCCCCATCGACCTCTCGTTGCAGGTCGACCCGCTTGGTGGCGGGGTCACCGCGCTGGCCGCGCTCGATGACACCGTGCTGGTGTTCAAGCGGACGTCGATTTACGTGTTCGGGGGGCCTGGACCCCTGGCCGACCCGACGGCGTCGCCAGAGGTCAACGCGTTCACCCCGGCCGAGCTCGTCACGAGCGACGTCGGTTGCACTTCGCCGACCAGCATCTGCGCGACCCCCGTGGGAATAACCTTCCAAAGCGCCAAGGGGATCATGATGCTCACGCGCGATCGGCAGATCGCCAACATCGGCAACCCGGCCGAAGCCTACGACGGCCAGGTCGTATCGCGGGCAACTTTGATGCCGACGAACCAGCGAATCCTGTACCTTACAGCCGAGGGCCGCACCCTGCTGTGGGATTACAACCGGAACCAGTGGTCGACCTACACCAACCACACCGGGATCGATGCGGTGGTGGTTGGTGGGCTCTACTACTACCTGCGTACCGATTCGCGCGTGTTCGTTGAGACTCCTGGGTTGTATCGCGACGACAACAGTCGCATCCCGATCGTCATCGAGACCGCCCACATTCACTTCGCTCAGTACCTGCAGGGCTGGCAGAAGGTGCTTTACGCCTACTTCCTGGGGTCGTTCAAGAGCCCGCACCAGCTCAGCCTCCGCTACCGGATCGACTACAACGACGCATGGTCTCCGGCGCTCATCGCCAACGTGAACGCCGACTGGACCCCCTCGCTCTACGGCGCCGGGCCCTACGGCGTAGGGGCTTACGGCGGCGCCGGAGGAGGCGGGGCCAGGTACCAGCGCCGGTTCCACCTCAACCGCCGGTGTCAGGCCATCGCGTTTCGGATCGAGGACCTCGAGGCCACCGGGGATGCCGGGCCGAGCTTCGAGTTGAGCGAATTGCTCTTGATCGGCGGTGGAATCGGCGCAGACTTCAAGGTCGGCGCAGCAAGGAGCGGATAACGATGAGTTTTCTCGGATTCGATACCGGCGACGTCGAGAGGTTCTTCGACCCCGGCAACTTCGCTCATACGGCGAAGAACAATGCCCCGAATCAGTTCGGTAATAACGATCAGTTTCAGGCGCTTCTGCGCGGCGGGCAAGGTGACCCGAACGCCGCCTACTGGTCGCAAGACATCACACATAACCAGGCCCCACAGGTCCAGGGCGCTCAGCTTCAGCTCGGGGCCGACCCATTCCGGCAGGGCCAGCTCGCGCAGATGGGGCAACTTCAGGGAATCGCGAGCGGCCAACAGCAGGGGGCCGGAGAGCTCGCTGCGCAGCGGCAGATCGCCAACGCGGTAGCCGCACAGCAGGCCCAGGCGCGCATGGCGCGCGGCGGAAACGCCGCCCTATCCGCGCGCAACGCAGCCAACCAATCGGCGGCGCTTGGGCTGTCCGGGGTAGGGATGGGCCAGCAGGCCGCGATGTCCGACCAGCAGTTGGCGCAGGGCCAGTTGGCAGGCGTCGCCGGGGCCGGGCGTCAGGGTGATATCGGGGTCGCCCAGCAGAACGCCGGGCTTGCGCAGGGCGCGAACCTGGCGAATCAGCAGGCCCAGATGGGGACGAACCAGCTCAACAGCGGCAACTACCTGCAAACGATGGGGATGTTGAACACGCGCGACATCGCCAAATACAACGCCGATCTGGGCATCGGAGCCCAGCAGAACCAGGCAGATGCGGCGAAGGCCGGCGGGTTGCTCGCCGGCATCGGCGCGATCTTCAGCGACGAGAGGCTCAAGACCGACGTGGTCGACGCTGACGCAGACATCGACGAGATGCTCGACGCGCTGGCGCCCAAGAGCGGGAAGTACAAGGACGCCAAGTACGGTGAAGGTGAGTGGAACTGGGTCATGGCTCAGGACATGGAGCGCTCGCGCGCCGGCCGGCGCGTCGTCCGGGAGGGCCCCGGGGGAGCCAAAATGCTCGACAAG